TTTTGCGAACAAAAAGATTTAAAGTTTGATGCAATATTAGACTCTGACAGAAATTGCTGGGATGTATTGGGTGATATAGCACAAGCAGGAAGAGGATACCTAACCTGGGCAAGTGGCAAGCTTGGCGTCATATGGGAAAGCGAACTAGACCAGCCAGTGGCAATGTTTGGCATGAATAACATAATAAAAGATAGCTTTTCCATTGCGTACAACAACCTAGATAGGGCGGAGGAAATTGTAGTCAAGTTTGCTGACAGAAACAATGAATGGGAACAGGCCGAGGCGAGGACGAATAGGCCAGACATAGCAAGCCCAGTGAGATCAAGGACAACCGAAGCTTGGGGAATAACAAGCTACGATCAAGCCAAGAGGTTGGCAAATATATTAGCAGCTCAAGAATACGTGAGAAAAAGAACAATATCATTTGAGACAGACATTGAGCATTTGATTGCAACGAGAGGCGATGTTGTTTACTTATCACACGATCTGATCGGATGGGATAAATCGGATAGGGTAAAGCAAATTGAGATAGAAAGCGGTTTATTGTTAAGGTTTAAAACGTGGTGCTCATTTGCATCTGCAACTTATGCCATTATTAGGCTAATGAATGGAGATATGATAAAGGTCGAAATTGAACAAGTTGACGACTGGATGGTTGTAACGTCTGGCGCAGTAAGTGCGAGTGATTTGCCTTCGGTTCTTAACTCCATCGACTTTACAGAAAACACTGAATCATTATACGAAAACAGCCAACCAGAAGATATTATGGTAATAGTTGGCGATGGCAGTGAACCAAGAAAAAAAGTAAGAATTGCATCAATCCAACCATCTGGCGATAATAAGGCGTCAATCGTCTGTGTTGATGAAGACCCTTTTATTTATTCCTATGAATACAATGACCTACCATCCAGCATACCGGATACATCTGAAGTGGTATCACCTGAAGTAGTGTCTTCCGTTAAGAATGTGTCAGAAATCGTGAATGGCGATACTGTTACAATATTCTGGGACAATGATGGATCAATTGGTTGCCTTGTGCATTATGCAATAAACGGTGGGACAGAGATTCAATATAACGAATCTGGCTCCTACACGTTCTCAAGTTCAGTTAGTGTCCAAGTGCCCACTGGGGCGCACGTGAGATACCGTCTTGTTCCAATATCAGTTGGCGCTCCATTCGTTTCAAATGAGTACATTGGGGAGGTTTTCCTTGAACCTTAAGCTGTCAAACAAAAAAGACTTCTACGAGTTTAGTGAAATAGTTGGCAATGCTTACTCTGCGTCAAGTGGATCAAGGGAGATCAATTATGCAATAGGAGAGGTTCTTTCATCGAATGCAAGATCAAGATTTAGGTATGGAAAGGGACCAGATGGTAAAAAGTGGAAACAGTCGATAAGGTCTAAGATCGATGGAAACTCTACGCTATACAAGACTGGGACACTTAGGTCATCAATTGGTTTTTCATCTGATAGCAAAACAGTAAAGATTGGTACAAATCTAATATACGCAAAAATTCATCAACTTGGTGGAGTAATAAAGTCAAAGACTGCAAGGTTTTTGGTCTTTAAAATCGGAAACAAGTTTATCAGGAAGAAACAAGTTGAGATTCCAGCACGACCATTCCTTGGAATATCAATAGACGACAAAAAAGATATATTGCAAATCATAAAGGACTACCTAAGGGGCAAGAAATGAACTTAAAGGTTATTGATAAAAATACAAACGTGCCGATGTATGTTGTGTCAACGCTGCTAATTATACTAGTTGGGTTTAGCTATCGAACAATCGATAGAAGCATCGAAGCAAATGCCAGCGATATTGAAGTAATCCAAAATAAAAATGAAGTACTGAATGACAGGATAAGGAATATAGAAATAAAGCTGAGCGAGATAAAGGCTATCCTTGAGAGGATAGAAAGGCGATAGGGGCCTAAGTTATTGGTAATACTGGTAATACACTGTACTAGTGAGCCAATACTTTAATAGAAAATATTTCACTGTTGACGATGGAAAGATTTGGCACCTTCAATACGCCCACCCAGTCTTGTGCTTAATTTTATCAGACATGGCGCTATACTGCATAAACAACAATAAGGTTTTGCGAGCTACATCTGTAATTAGACCGCATGGAGATGGGATATCCAAGAGTAAAACCCATCAGACAGCAAGGGCTTTTGATGTAAGCATAAAGGGCTGGGATATATTTTTTATAAATAACTTTATTGATTATTTCGGCGAAAAATACAGCGAGTATGCAGCTGTTAATTACAGCGGAGCCAAGGCTTTAATAGTCCACCATGACTCTGGGTTTGGTCCGCATTTGCATGTCCAAATAAATAGCAAGTACAAAAGTTCTATAAAATATGAAACCCTTGGAGCGCAATAATGGAAACTAAAAAATGGTATGAGAGTAAAACATTGTGGGCAAATCTAATTCTAGCTGGAGTTGCTTTTTCACCAAAGCTAAAGGATGTCGTAAGTGAGGATGCTATTGGCGCCGCTTTCACTGTTTTAAACATTATCTTAAGGCTCTTTTTTACTAACACAAAAATAGAGTTTAAATGATAAAGCTTCTTAATGCGATTATAGCTCTGTCAGCAATATTCTTTAAAATAGACGAGTGGGCAAGGTCTGCATTGCTAGAGATAGAAAAAAAAAGAGATGAAAAGGCTATAAATGATGCGTTCAATTCAGGTGATATTAATCGCCTTAATGACATTTTCATGCGCAACAAAAAAGATTAGATTTGATCCAGGCTTTATTTTTTTAAAAGATGAGTCTGGTGAGCAAAAAGCATGTCTTAGTCGTGAGAAAGTAATCGAGTTGAACAATTTGCTGCTGGAAGAGAGATAGATCAAGCCGTCTTTTCCAACTAAACCATACTGAGTTAACTAGTTGAATTTACTCAATTTTTAGATATTTCTTATAAATATTTAACTTTTCACTTGTAGTAGTTGCTCCTGTCATGTAACATCTTATACATGATAAATACTAAAAACATAAAAATCGAGCTAATAAAAAAAGAGATGACCGTGACAGAGCTGGCAAGGGAGCTTGGCCTGAAGACATCATCTTTAAATCACTACATTCACAACAGGAGATCAATCCCGGCTGTGGTTGCTGTGAGGTTGGCAAAATACCTTGGCTTACATATCGAGGATATTATCGAAATAGAGCAATCCGCAGCGTAAGTTAGTAATTTTATGTCAATATGTAAATAGAAACGCTTTGAGCGTGAATGGAAGGAGTGCGTCATGTGTAAAGAGTTAAAATACAGAGGAGTAAGCGCAGTGGTACTTGAATGCCAAGAGTGCCACGACGACTTGCCGATGGTAACACACAACGGATTGATGATGTGTGAAGATTGTTATCACAAGACAGTTGATGAGGATATTGCCGAATATGAAGAAACCAGAGAATGGAGAGAGATCAATGTTATCCGTGGGTCAGACTTCATTATCGGTTATCTCGACAAGTTACTCGAGCGGCAAAGGTCAAGGATTGGGAAGGATGTCGCATGAGCACACACACCACACACCACGCACAAGTCTTTGATCCATCCGAATGGTTGGACGTCGAGGCTTTTTTAAACGATGAAGAAAAGGAAAAGGAAGGTTGCAATGAGTGAGCTAATAGAAAAAAAAGAAACGGCACTAGAGCTTGCATTAGCTCATGTGATTCAAAACCCAAAAGACATTGATATTGAAAAGCTTGAAAAAATGCTTGATCTACAGGAGCGCATTTTAAACAAGAAAGCAGAATCAGAGTACAATGTAGCCATGGCTGCCTTTCAGAGAGAGTGCCCAGTTATTGTTAAGAAAAAAAAGGTTGATTTTACTTCAAAGACTGGAAACCGAACCAAATATGACTACGCACCATTTGACGAGATCGTCGCACAAGTAAAGCCGTTGCTGGCAAAGCACGGGCTAACCTACTCATTCAGAACTGAGTACGACAATTCTAGCATGAGTATGATATGCATTATTTCACATGACGGTGGTCATAAGCAGGAATATTGCGCAAAATTCCCAAAACTTCATGATGACCAGAGAATGAATGAGTTCCAGCGAACGAAGTCAGCGATAACATACGCCAAGAGAGCCGTGTTTGAGAATGCGCTAGGAATAGCCGTGGCTGACGAGGATGATGACGCTAGGAGATCAAGTGAAGTCGGAGTTACAGATTTGCAAATTGAAACAATTAGGAACTTACTATTAAAAACTGATTCAAACTTAGACCAGTTCTTGAAATTTCTACGATGTGAATCACTTGAGTCAATGAGCGAACTCGACTATAAGCGTGCAGTTGTGGCTCTTAACCAAAAAGCAAAGGCAATCGCATGAACATTATAAACGTAGAACAAGGCAGTCCAGAATGGTTCCATTCCAGGCTTGGAAAGATCACAGCATCAAACTTTGACAAAGTAATAACCTCAACGCTAAAGCAGAGTTCTCAAGTTGAAAGCTTGATCAATATAGCAGTTTCCGAGCTGCTACTAGGAGAGCCGATCGATACATTCACAAGTGATGCG